GACCCAATGTGATCGTTATCAGTGTAACTCTCACCCCACACTCCACTATGTTCTCCATTACTAATTTCGCCGTCAATAAACCAAACATCTTCAAACTCCCAATCTGCCGTTGTCCACGCGCTGTCTCCATTTGAATCGAGTACAGCTGATTCCGCGTGTAAATCCATAGTTTCAAAATCTTTTCTATGGTTTATTCCATGGGCTCCATGATTAAAATTATCAGAGTTAGAACTCATGGCTTTATGTATATTTATACCTCTAAAAAAAGCAGCATGTTCAATCCAAGAATCACCGGAGTTCCCGCCCAGATCCCAGTCAGTACCCATTTCAGTTGTTTGCGTGAAATAGCCCTCCCAATTAGGAATAGTTGGCCAAGTTGAATCTGCTTCCCAAGGAGTATCAGTATAAGCCTTCTGATCTTCAATTCTAAAATCAACACCAGTCATATTAAGAAAAACTTTACCGTGTTTTGCTTTGTCGAATCTATAAATTTTTTGAGTAACTTTTATTGTAAAATCAGTTACCGCTGCTGTAGAGTTATTTACAATATTTTCATCAAAAGTTTCGTCACGATAAATTTTGACAAAAAACCTTCCATCAAATTCTGGTGAATTTTCTTTTTTATAACTCCAAAATACAGCTCTATTCCCATTTTCAATTATAGTTCCATTACCTCCATCACTATTTGTAAATTGATCTATATCATTGCCAAAAGGTTCTTCTAAACGAATTTTCCAATTTACAAGATCACTAGTAAAAGATCCCTCCCCATCCTCATTGTTCCAATTATCATCTTCAATATCAATTTCAGCTATTTTAATAGGAGTAGATTGAGAAGTTTTAAGATTATTTTGCATTTGAAAATAAATATCTCCATCTTGAGAAGCTTTATTGTGTAAATTTTTTATAACAGAATTACTATAAACATTCTTGCTCTCACCTCCATCCCAGTAAGCAATTGTAAAATCACTTTCACCAGCTTTTGGAATCTGTGATCCTCTAAAAATATTTGCTTCAGGATCACTATCATAATGAACTATATCAGATATAATAGTTTTTTTAGTCTTAATAAAATCTGGAGCTTCATTTTCTATAGCTACTACTTTAAATTTAGCTTTTTGTGCAACACCTTTATTAGAATCAACTCCTTTTTTTAATATTAAAAATGAATCTATATCTATTTTATTTCTGTCAGTAGAAGCAAAGGATACCCAAACATTACCATCTTCCGCATCCCAATATCTATCCATAGCCATATTGTAATATTCTCCAGAAGTTTCTTTTATATAAAACTTAAAATACTCCATATTTGGAGGAATTACAGCGCTATTAATACTTAATTGTAATTTATTTTTATTAACACTTTGGTCTTTGTCAACTTTAAAAGTTCCTGTGCTATTTGATATTACTGGCGTTTCTCTACCATATTTATCAGTAAAAACAACTCCAAGTTGATAATCTCTTAAAGATTTTATAGAGGTAACACTTGTTGGATGATGCACTAAAGTATGAGAAAAAGTAGGATTGTATTGCGCCGCTCCAATCTCCATATTATAGTTTTGTTTATAATTACCATAAACAATTCTATTTCCAGTAACCTCTTGCGCTAATGCTGTTCTCGGAACATTATCCCAAGGTCTAAGCAACTGGTTAGAAGGTAAGACAGATTTAAATAACTCTTTGTCAATTAAAAATTCATTTAATGACCAGTGATTCCATTTAATCCCCGTATCATCAGTTATAGTTGGTTCTGAATTGGATTTAATAGTTTCTATTATATAAATGTTTGGAGATGATTCTTCTTTGTATAATAAATCAATTTCTACTACATCTAATGGAATGTCATCTGTAATAAAATCTTTAAGGTATAATTTACTTATTCTATTGGTCATACCTAAATTATAACCCTTTTTAGGATGATAATCAAAACCACTAGAGAGAAAAGCTACATTACTCCAAGGTGCAAATGTTGAATATTCACCATCTTCGTATTTATATCTATAGGAAAATCTAGGAAATTTAAATTCAAACAATTTGTCTTCTGGATCATCAAACAAGTCAATACCATAATTTAACATTCCTGTTGTCGGATCAGCAGACTGTGGTGTTCTAGAGATACTATTTACTTTAATTGAAACTTTAGCGCCATACACTTGGCCTGTTGAGACAAAGCGATTGACATCGGCAGTGACGCCTTCAGAATTTGTCCACTCCCATTTTATAATTGTTCCTTTTATAGTATAGTCAGTAATAGGTATTGATGGTGGTTCACCATCTTTATCAAATTCTTTTAGAACAACTTTCGAACCTACTTTCCAAGTGTTTAATTCAAAAGGCACATTTCCATAAAGATCACTTTTTATAATTACTTTAAAAGTGTTACCTCCTTCTTCCGTGCTAATTAAAGAAAAATCATATGCCTTGTCCGCAAATCCTAAATTTGTATTACCATTAAGCCACGCTTGTCGTTGCCCCCAAAGAGTGGATTTTTCTAAGTTATCCGCGTCGGAAATAGTTATTATACCAGAATAATTTAAATCAGCGTCTCTTTGAGATATTAAATCCATAGATAAAGCGCTTTTAGGCCCTTTTTTAATAACAGTAACGTGTTCTTTTCTAACAGGATCTGAACTATTGGTAGTGCTGTTTATAAGTTTAGTATGAATATCTCCATTTTGATCAGTACCCTGTATACTACGTGGTATATTTATTTTCTTTGGCTCTGTAAAATTATCAGTCCAAAACAACATATCATCAATAATATTAACACCAGTAATCAAATTATCAGGATCAAACTCTAAAACTCTTTCAGATGTAAAACAAATTGCTCTCGCATCGTTTATATTTATATCGTCATGTAACCACACCGCGTCTATACCTCCACCACCACTTATACCAAAAGTTAGTGGTCTCCAAGAAGGATTGTTATTAAACGGAGTAACGGCTGCGCCAGGATTAGCTCCCGCTAAACACTCAATTATATTAAATTCATTATCATATTGGAATGGCGGATTGAAATTAGCATCATCTATTACGGAGGCAGGATCAATACAAGAAAAATTTGGCCAACTAGATCCAGCACCAACACTATTATCAATTTGTAATTCATTACCTGTCAAGGCCCCGGTGCTATCATAAAGAATATTGTAAACGTCATTTAGCCAATTCTGTGAATTTGGTGATAAATGTATTGTGCTGTTTGGTATGAAACTATTTACACCTGGTGGGGTTATTGTAGCATCAAGACTTACGTAGGAATGAGCTTCCCCCGCAAAATTACCTTGAGATGGATGCACGTCTATAGTAAGATCTAGTGTAGCTAAGCCCCAGTAGTTCCCATTACCGTCAAGTCCTGTGTCAATAGTTAGCACATAAGCTTGAAAACAACCGCTATTACTGCCGTTGTTTGTACATATTGTGTGATATTGAATATCAACAATAGTTGCATCTGGACCGTTTAAAATAGTATTTCCAGTTAAATTATTTGTAATATTTGTTAAAACGCTACCAACCACTATGCTCGCGTCCCAATCAGCATCGCTTATCCAAAACTGATTAAGATTTTCTGCCGGTAAATTTGGAAGATTAAACCAGTTATTACTTAAAAGAGTAGGGGAAGGAGCTATATGTCTGTATGAATGAGTATTATTAGTTTGACTTTTAGTTCCAAGATAAGAATCAAAAGTTCTAATATGAAGACCTCCAACTGCCTGACTAGTACCTCCTCCTGAAAAAATAACATCTGGTTGCGCGGTTAGCACTAAACTACCTCCAGATTGATAATTTATATGAGGAAGACTGCTTAGTTGTCCAACATGAGTTACTAAACCGCTACCAACTGGTCCAATATTATCTCTACCACTAAACCCACCATAACTAGTAACTTGCATGCCAGGGGTAATATTAGAATATAAACTAGAATCGTTAAAAGTTAAAAAACCTACCATAGTATTTCCAGCGACTAGTGGGTCAACACCAATACACCAACCATGTTTATCTACAAAAACGGGTTCACAACCAGTTGGATTTCCCACAGTAGTCCGCATAATCATGTCTTTCACAGTGACAACTTCGTCTATTGGTAATCCAGTTTGAGATCCAAAAAGCGAAAGCACGTCGTTTGCCCCTGTAATAAACCAATATAAAGAATCATTTTTTTCATCAGATACTGATCCCACTACAGTCGATCCAGTTGGTATTGGGTTTATACTACTGTCATAATTACAACCAGGGAAATTACCTAATATATTTTGAACAGTACCAACGTTAGATCCCTCTGAGGTTGATACCTGTATATTCATTGCATCTCTATATTCACCATTTGGAACAAGTCTCTCGTCGAGATCTTTATTCATTTTACCACTGGTGAAAGTGCGCTTCATTTCTGGCATATACTAGTGTTTTATTTGTTTTGATTTGCCTCTTAAAATTTGAGTTAATTCTTCTAGTTTTATATTTGATAATCTTAATTTTGCAGTTCTAATAGCCGCGAATCTTTCTTTTTTAAATCTTCGCACTATATATTCTTGAACGTTAGCTCTTGTAGATAAAATAGCATATATAATAGATTTATACATTGCTTCCTCTGCAAACTTATGAACTTGCATATCTCCCTCTTCACCTAAACTATCACTTATGTAATCTAATATTAAAGTTTTCCCACTTATATTAGAACTAAAATGTATTTTACCAGATGCTTGATCTATATAAAAAGATCCATTTGCTTGAGCGTACTGTGGATCTAATCCATATCTCTCTCCATGAGCTGGCCAATAAGTATCGTCTTGGTAATCGTCTTGATTTTCCGATGGAGTTGTTGATTTATAATTTCCCCATGTTTTATTCGGATTCTCATCACCAACTCTTACGATAGAAATATTGTCTATTACTACGTTACCATTATCATCGCTGTCATTTCTAAAAAACACAACATTCGGTGGATAAGCAGCTGCGGTTGATCCAGCTGTTATTGTTTCAGTATAAGTTCCATTAGCAGTTCTTTCTGTTGTGGTTGTTCTATCTCCATTTTCATCTATTATATAAATCGCCCATGATCCAGAAGTATATCCACTTAAAGTATATGTTATTTTATATTCTTCATTACTTATTATTGGTATACCTTCTTGCCGAATACCCCAACGTTTCGGCACGTCATAAGCTCCAATAGCATTACCATTAAAACCGTAAAAATAACCTTTTAAAGGATCTCCTAGAGTAGCAGTGTCTACTGTTTCTGATTCTTGTACGTTAGGGATTACAACACCATCACCATAATTCGCTTCATTTAAAACCCAACCACCGCTACCTCCGTGAAAATTACCATTTCGAACTAACTCTCCAGAAGATATTAGACGCCCGTTATTGTCGGTAAATAAAAACTCACCATCTGAATCAACTTGATATCTAGAAGGATTTGAAGTTTTACTTGTAGGATATAATAAATGTTTTATTCCGGATGAATCCACCCAACTAATTTTAGTATAATTGACATAATCTTGTGGTAATGTCATTTGCAATGTAGCTGGAACTGTAATTTCTTGAGCTTTAAAAGATTTAAATGTATCAAAAGACAGTTCTTGTATTGCTCTATAAGCGTGGAAGGCTACATCCACTCTTTTGACCTTGGATATAGTTTTACCTTCGCCAACATATGCTACCATAAATTGATTTATTATATCTTTTAAAGATGTAAACTGATAATTACCATGATTTTGGCTTGCGGCATAATAGTTTTTTGGCGGCGTCGTTATATATCCCATTTATTTATTGTTTTTCTTGTTGTACTTGACTTTGTTCTAATGCAGCTCCAACTTGTACCATTTCTTTGTTTTTAAGAGTTATACCAGCATATTTTAATATTTTGTAAATTAATTCAGTTTCTTCTGCTGGGTGTAATTCAAAATCAATCTTGTTCGAAGGATTATACATGGCCTTGCCATTAACAACTACATAACCCCAATTAGGTTTTAAAGGTTTTTTTATGTAAGTGCAAGTGCCCGTGAAACTATACGTTGAGGGATAAAAATCCATAGTATTTAACCCTGTTCTAACATATACCGGGCGAGATGAAGTTGGTTTTGTTAGATATGACATATTCATTTCTAAAATGTCATCTTGCTGAACCTCCTCTACTATTGTGCTGCCATTAGCAATCACAGTTCCTAATCTATATACATCATCAGCAAGTATAGAGCCATAACTAATCGAAGCATTAGTAACTTCAAATATAGCTATTTTTTCATTTATATTATGTACTATATCGCTGTATTCTTCAGAGTTACCAGGAACTCTTAAAAATTGATTTAAATCATAAAAATACTGTTCAAATATTTCTAATTGAGCTTGGTCAGCAAATAGATTAAACTCTTGAGGAGTAATATAACCTCTTTGTTCTTTATTAGCGAACGCTAAAACTTTTTGATATACTGTATCTATACTAACCATAATTTTTTTTTAATTGTTATAAGGAAATAATCTATTTAAAGTGTCTTGTCTTTTATCACAGCCACAATCTTTTTTTACAGTTTTAGCAACTGTATTTACAACGTTTTTTATTCCAGTTGCTTTTGTTATTTTAGCTATAGTATCACCTAAACCTTTAGATTTATTTTTTTCCATATAATTTAATTTTGTAGTTTGCAATCGCCCCGTAGAGCGACTGCATCTACAGTTAGATTAATTTAATCGTTTTTCAATATTGGAGTAAATCTCCATTCCTTCGTCAGTTTTAAACCAAGCGGCTAAAGCTGAATAAGGGTGTTCATCAAAAGGAACATTCATTAGTTTTCTATCATTAGAACCCCATGAAAAAGTTCTTTGGTCTGAAGATAATTTTAATACTCCCATTTCAGTTGCTCTAATACCAAAGTTTCTAAGTTGAACATCATCGTCATTAGCTAATTCTAAAAGCAATTTAGGGTTTTTCTTAGCAAACACTAGTAAATCACGCTTGAGTTCCTTAGAACTCATTCTAGATACTTTAGAACCAATTTCAGCGCGCATAACTGCTTCAGCCATATCAATATCCATGTTTCTAGCCGCGATTAAAGCGTCTACTTCTAAATTCATGTCTTCTAGTTCATCTTGTGCTATAACTTGTGGTTTTAACTCGTAATAAACTTTATCTTTATGGGGATGGTATAGAGAAAGAAATTTCTGTAATGTTTGTTTATTTTTAGGAACAATCAACGCACCGTTTCTAAAAATAACGTGAGACAATCTTTGTTCACCTTTCATTTCATCGACAAAACAAGTTTGTTGATTTTCACAGTATTTTAATTCTCTTTCATATCCTTTTTTTTCATCAAAAAAGTATATACCAGCAGATCTTATCATTTTACTTAAAGGTCTTTTGTTTCCTTTTAGCAAGTATGTTCTTGGTTTTATTGTCCAATCATTTTTTTCTTTTTTTGGTAATATTTTTTCCAAAACCGGTGTTTCAACTTTTGGTTGATCTACAACCGGTGGAGTTTTAACTACCACTTTTTCTACATGCTCATCTCCAGGATTTGCCTGTGGTGAGACTTTTGTTTGTTTTTTTGCCATAATATAATATATAATAAAATTAATAAAAATAAAAGGCCGAGGCCGAAGCCCCGGTCTTTAATATAATAAGTGCTTAGTTCATTAACATGAAGTTATTAGCACCTTGTGTAACTAAACATCTTTCTGAAAGCATATGTATTTCCATTGCATCTAAATCAGATGTAGTTGCCCCAACAGATCCAGTAACCCAAGTTTTTAATCTTCGATTGTCTGTTTGAGAAGCTCTATATCTAACGTGTAAGAAAGGACGTTTAAGATTTGTACCCAACGTATTGTCATATACTGTGCTTACACCAGCTGGAATCATAACGCCTCTAACAGCATTAACAGAATCAGTAGCATTAATACCACCTCTACCGTCAAGTTGATTTAAGTATTTCCAATCAGATTTATAGAAATCATAAGAACCTCTACGGAATCCAGAAAAACCTAAGTTTAAAGCCATGTCTTCAGAGTTATCGAATACTCCATAAGAAGTACCACCAGCTCCGTAAGAATTCATTGAAGCTAACATGTCATCAATAGCTAGAGATGTAGCTCTATTTAAAAACATCATATTTTCTTCAATAGCACCGTTTTTATCAAACTCAGCTAAGATAGCATCAAACTCAGCTAAATCAGTAGCAGCGTTAACACCAGTAACACCAGAAGTTTGATTACCTCTAGTTTTAATAGCATCAAATAAACCTTGATGACCAGTAGTAGCGTCAGCACCAGCTGTAAATCCGAAGTAAGAATCAACAAGAGATTCTGAAGAATCAGTTGGAACTGTTTCAATCATAGACATCTCTAAATAATCTGTAAATCTCGCTCTAGTTTCAGCTTCAGCTTTCATGTACCACAAGTAACCACCTGGGCCCTCGTCTCCAGAAACTTCTACCCAACCAATTGCCGAAGCATCAGAACCTGATACAGCATATTTATCTTTTAAGATAATTGGTTTGTTAGAATAAGTTTTGTGAGATGGTTCGTTTTGTCCAGTTCTACCATTATCTCCTTTTCCAAATTCAGAACCAATAACTAATATAGTTAAATTAGTATCACCATCAGATCCTTGGGCGAAGCCCATGTTTGCTAAAGTTGAAGTCGAGTTTCCAGCGTCATAAGGAACTACATCAAAAGTTTCTGAACCAACTGGATCACTAACAACTAACACAACGCCTGTTGCGCTTTCATCAGCGATTAATAAAATATCGTTGATTCTAATACCATGAGTAGTAGTAATTGTTCTACCATCGATATCTTGTTCGATTTCTAAACTACCACCCGCGTTTGTTGCAGAAACACCACCAACTGTAGCTCCTGTGTCGTCATCGTGATTTACGTGACCTTTATATGCAAGGTGTAATCTACCTTGCTCTGACCAAATAACTTGGTCTGACGTCATTGACTCCTCAGCTCCTACTTGAGCTAAAAAACCTGACATCGTTCTTTTACCATAAGCTTCAGCCTCTCCGACTATAGTATCTGGTAAATATTGCTGTGCCCATGTATCTGTGCCTCCAGCAAAATCTAAATAATTGCTAGCTAAAGCTTGTTTCACCGGTGAAGGTGTCAAGTTAGCAGCTGTTGCACTTGTAATTGCCATTTTAAATTTGTTTTAAATTGTTATTTATTTTTGTTTTTAATTTTAAACTTAAAATCATTAGCATCCTCACCCAACACTTTAAACTTCAAACCACCTGCTTCAATTTTTCCATGACTTTGTCTTGGGTTCATATCTACATTCTTAGCTTTAGCAACGCTATCTTTCATAGCATCAGCTTTTCCTTGTTCGTAAAAGTGTTTTGCAACAGCATCTGCATTCATTGCTGTATATAGAGATTTATGATAACCCTTAGCATCTGATAATGTAGAATTTTTATCCAAAAACTTTTTGGTAAAATTATTTATATCGCTCTGAGTATTTTTAACCTCTTCAGCATTGTTTACGTTAAACCTATATTTTTTGTCACCGACATTATATTCAAAACCTTTGAACTTATCATTGAAAACACTATTTGTTTTCTGTGTAAAAATATCAGAGTTCTTTTTGACTGTTTTTTGAGTTGCTTCTGACTCCTTGTTATATCTATTAAAGAAATCAACTGCTTTCTGTTGCTCGTTAGTGAGTTTACTTCCAGCTTTGATATCTTCATAGTATTTGGACTTTTGCCCGTCCAGATGGGCCCTAGCGTTGGCAACTTGCTCTTTTAACGCTAATTTTTTTCTTCGTATATCCCTGTCTTCATCTACAGCTTCATCATAAGAAAACGAATCTTCCATAAGGAAGTTAATTTCTTCATTGTTTAAATGAGGTTTTGTTTGCTTGTAATATTCATATAATAGATTTGAGTCATCTAATTTTGAATAATCTTGATTAAGTTTAACATAGTCACTTAAATCCCCTCCAGTTTCTTCCATAAAGTCCATTAACTTCTGGATATTTTCTGGTATTGGTTTTCCGGTTGCTTCGGCTTCTGCCACAGCTTCTTCTATTTGCTCTTCTGCTTCAGTAATTTCTTCTTCAGTAGAATCTTCAGTTATTTCTTCTAATACTGGAGTTTCTTGTGCTTCTGCTTCCGGCTGTACTTCTTCTTGTTTTTCTGTGGTGTCGGCATTTTCAGGCTCTGCAACCACTCCGCTGTCGTCAGCGTTATCTTCTTTAGTTTCATTTTCTTCTTCTTTTGGTGTTGGTGGTTTATTTAAATCTACTTTTATAACGCTGTCATCACCAGCAGACTCAAATTTACTTTCGTCAACTTGTTCAGTTGTTTCTTGGTTGGTCTCTTCGACTACTTCTTCTAATTTTTCTTCCATAATATAATATAATAATAATTAATAATTCTAACTAGGGTCAAACGCTCCTAAATCGAATCCCCCGCCTAATGTATCATTACCTGCGGACTCAAAGTTTTTAGGTGGTTTTCCACTATTTCTTTGTTCAATCATTTCTGATTGTTGTGTAGCTTGTATTTTTGTTCTTTCGTCTTTACGATCTTCTTTTTGTTTTTCTCTATTTTTCATTCCATCAACCTCAACTCCTTTGAGCTGCATGTTATATTGAAATTCTAAGGCCATAAGTTCTTTTTTAAGTTGAACTTCTTGTTGCATTTTTTGTGCGTCAACTTGGGATTGTATTTGCATTAATTCAACTTTACCAGCATTTAATGCTTGGTTTTTCTGCATATCAACTTGAGCGGCTGCTTGAGCGGCCTGAGTATTCGATTGAGTTTGAGCTTGAATATTTTCTAATTGTAACTGCCTGTCTTTTTCTTGCTTTTTAACTCTTCTTATTTTAAGCAATTGATTAGCTAACTTTATATTTCTTATTTCTCTAAGATCAATAGCGTCTTCAAGTTCTATGCTTTGTTGTTGTAAAGCCATTTGAATATTGTTTTCTAAAATAGCTTTTTCTTCTTCATCTGGTTGAAGCGAGAGAAATATACCAAAATCATAAAGATGTAATTTAGATATTTCTTCTAATGTTGCCATATTATGAACTCCTATAGCTTGAATAAAAGCATCTTTTGTTGGAGAGTATTCTATAATATCAGATATTCTAAGAGATAAACACTCACACGTCTCAGTTGTTAAATATAATCCAGCTTGTAATATATGTCTAGTTGCAGTATTTGAATTTGCCGCTGCTAGTTTTTGAACTCCTACTAAAGCGTTTTTATCTGGCATACTACCGTCTCTAGCTTCATTAAGACCGGTTGTATCCCTAATCATTTGTAAATAATAATTATAATTACCAATAAGAGCTTGCATTTTATTACCACCAGATCCCGATGTAATTTCTTGAATTGGAACTTTACCTGGATTCACATCACCATCTTGGGTAAATGATCTACCTATAACACTACCAGTTTGAAAAAACATATTTAAAGCCTCTTGTGGATTATAGTTTGTTCCATTACCTAAATCAACCTCAGCTAAACCATCTGCGTCTAAATAAACTCCATCCGGAACCATTCTAGCCATTACTTGTTGTAGTTTTAAATGTGTCAACTGTATCATGTCAGCAAAACCGGTTATTCGTTTTACTAATGAATCAATTTTACCATTATACATTCTAGGCGCAACAATAGCATAATTCATTTTAACTTTAGTGTAGTCACTTTTAGGACGCATCATATTTTTAGACATTTCCCATTTAAGTAATTTATCAGTACCAAGAATCATAGCTCCATCATATAAACACTCTATAGATTTTGATAATTTTGAATACCCACCTTCCTTATCTTTAGGTGGATTAAATTTATCGTCTTTAGGTATAATTTTATCAGCACCAGTACCAGTCTCTTTAACTTTGTAAACTTCATTCATATAGGTTTTATAATTAAAATATAAAACCTGGATAGTGTTATTATCTTCTTTATCAATAGAAAATCTGGTACTATTATTATTTCTATTAAAAGATTTATTTTTCATGATGTCTTCAAGATCACTTTCTGTTAAATGAGGAAATTGTTTTACAAGTTCATTAACTGGAATGGATTTAACCTCACCAACATAATATATATCTTCAAAATAAGGAGAATCCGTATAAGAATAAACAAGATTAGCTGGATCTACATAGTCGATAACAACACCTTCTGATGTGTTAAATGAGGTTTTAACTGCACCAATTCCAAGAACTGTCAAATCATAGTAAAAACGCTTTTTGATTAATTCATAATTATTTCCTTCCATTAAAACGGCCAAAGCTTGTTCTTCTGCAATTTCTACAGCTTGCTTGTAGGTTAACTGCATATGTAATTGCAATTCCTCTGTTGTTTCTGGTAACTCTTCTACCTCGCTTTCCTTGGTATCTACTCCAAAGTTTTCCATAGCAAAT